CTGCTAAAGCAGACCCTGCAATAGGTGGTTCAGTTAACTTATACTTTGGTGTTAAAGGGAATAGAGCTTATTACTCAATTCCTGTAATTTCTAAGCAATCTATTAACGGAGGTTCACAGCCTGATGTTAATTTTGTACCTACAGTAGCTAATCAAACAGCCTCAGTAACTGAAGCAGATGTATTAAACTTTCAGATTATATCTAGTGACAATATAGTAAACCAATTTGTAGAGGTAGATGCTCCTAGTTGGATGTCATTAAACCAAAACTCAGGTATTTTAAGCGGTACAGCTCCTGCTTATTTAGGAACAAGTGCAGATACTATAGTGGTTAATTGTAAGGCTGGTAACGCTATCGGTGGTACTATTGAATTTACGGTTACTATAACGGTTGCACAAGTGTCTTACACTAACACTAAGTCTCTAAACTTTAACGGAAGTACTAGCTATTTGCAAGGAAACCCGATTAATATGAATGCTATGGACAGGGCGTCTAATGGAGACGGTAATGCTTGGAGTTTGTCTATGTGGGTTAAACCTAGCTCTAACACAGCTAATCAGACCTTAATGGTTTATGGAGCAGGAGACGACTATAACTACGGAGCTATTACATTGAAGCAATCAGGTGGTACTAGTTTAGTATTGAATTATGGTACTGTATATGATAACATTATATTAGTAGCAAGTAATTCTTTTGTAGCTGGAACTTGGCAACACGTAATGATAACTTTTGACGGAGGTTATACAGGTAGTATTCCTGCTGATTCATCAGTTTACTATAGTGAATTTAAAATCTATATTGACGGTGTTCTTAAAACTCCTATCGGTGTTGCTAGTAATGGCGGTTATAGTGGTGTAATTAGTGGCTCAGACCCTAGTAACAATATATTTAGAATAGGTAGAGCTTCTAATGTTCATAATAACTATTATGACGGTACTATTAATCAAATCGGAATTTGGGATACAAACCAAGATGCTAACGTATCTACTATATATAATAGTGGTGCAACTCAAGATTTGAGCTTATTAACTACAGCTCCAACTCATTATTATGAGATTGAGACTAGTGTAACAACTATAACAGATATAGAAGGAAACGCAGATTTAACAGGATACAACTTTGTTAATGCAAACTTAGTAACAAATACTCCATAATTATGATAATAAAAGCAAAATATCCAACAGTAGGGAATGAGTACGTAGGTTTTCAAGGCTACGGCTCACAGGGCAATAGAAATAGTACTATAACAAACGAAGATACTTTAAGGACTTTAGTTACAGTTAATGAGTCAACCTTCCCTAATTAATTAGGTGCGGTTAAAAGTATGTAGAATGAGCTTAAAATACTGTTTTTAAATAAATAACCTTAAATAATCCTAATTATGAACAAAACTCAAGAAACATTAAGAAAAATTGCAGAGGCTCTAGGAGTCGTAACTGCAGAAGTAAAAGAAGACGCTGTAGTAGAAAAAGTAACTACAGAAGAGAATATCGAAACTAAGGAAAGCGTAGACGTTGTAGAGGACGTAGTAGCCCCTGTAGTAGAGGAAAAAGTAGCGGAGACTACTGAAATTATTGAGGAAGCAAAAGAGGAAGTTCTAGAACCTAAGGCAGTAGACAAAGTCGAAGAGCCTAAGGAAGACCCTAGAGTAGCTGAAATGCAGAAACAAATTGAAGATTTAAAAGCGATATTGACAAACGCATTAAGTCAACCTGAGGAGGAGACGCAAGTAATACCAGAAGTTAAAGAAGAGCCTAAGGGCTTAACTCACAGTCCAGAGAAACCTGTAGCTTCTAAAAACACAGGAATTGGCAAAAAAGGAAACTCTATACAAAGTAGAGTATTTAAATATATTAATAATAATTAAAAAAATAAAAAATGGCAACTACTACAAGTATTACAACTACTTACGCAGGTGAAAAGGCTTCTGGCTTTATCGCTGGAGCTTTATTGAGTGCACCAACTTTAGACAAAGGTGGTATCACAGTAAAAGCAAACATTAAATATAAGCAAGTTATGCAAAAATTAGCTGTTGGTGATATTATCGCTGATGCTTCTTGTGATTTCACAGCAACTTCTACAGTTACTTTGACTGAGCGTTACTTAACTCCAAAAGATTTTCAAGTAAATTTAGAGCTTTGTAAGGCTGATTTTGAGCAGGACTGGCTTGCAATTGAGCAAGGTTTCTCTTCTTTTGACGAAGTACCTAAATCTTTCGCAAACTACTTAATCGGACACGTTGCTGGTAAAGTAGCTTCTAAAATGGAACAAACTATCTGGGCAGGAGCTGATGCTAATGCAGGTGAGTTTGACGGATTAGTACCTTTAGCTTTAGCTGATGCTGATGTAATCGATGTAGCAGGAGTTACTGCAATTGATGCTTCTAACATTATTGCTGAATTAGGAAAAATCGTTGACGCTATACCATCTACTATCTATGGTAACGAAGGATTATCTATCTATTTATCTCAAGCTGATGCACGTTCTTATGTAAGAGCTCAGGCTTCTTTAGGATATAAAGACTTATACCACGTAGGACAGACTGAAATGGACTTCGAAGGCGTAAAGTTATTCGTAGCAAACGGATTAGTTTCTGGTTCTATAATCGCGGCTGAGAAGGACAACTTAATGTTTGGAACTTCTTTGCAAAATGATATGAATGAAGTAAGAATTTTGGATTTAGCTAACGTGGACGGGAGTCAAAATGTTAGAGTAATTATGAGATTTTCAGCTACTGTAAATTATGCAATCGGTTCTGAAATAGTTCTATACCAATTATCAGCATAATAATAAGTTAAACCACCTCTTTAATTAGGGGTGGCTAACTATCTAATAATCAATAACTTAAATCAAAAAATATGGCTTGTGATATTACAGCTGGTAGATTAGAAGGATGTAAAGACTCTGTAGGGGGGCTTAACGCTATCTATTTTATCAACTATGGAGCTCCAGAAGGCTTCGCAACAACAGATGAAACAGTAACAGGAGTAACGGCGACTACGCCTTCAGCTTTTAAATACGACCTTAAAGGGACATCTACATTTGACCAATCGTTAACATCTTCAAGAGATAACGGTTCTACATTTGCAGAACAAACTTTAACAGTATCTTTAAAGAAACAAGATGCTACAACTCACAAAGAAGTAAAGCTTTTAGCTTATGGTAGACCTCATATCTTAATAGAAGATAACAACGGTACTACTTGGGTAATGGGTGAGGAATTTGGTGTAGAAATGAATGCTACAACAAGTACAGGAGCTTCTTTAGGAGACAAAAACGGATATGAATTAGTATTCGCAGGAATGGAAAAAGGATTAGCTAAAGAATATGTAGGAGTAATCGCTACAGATTTTGCTGTCACTTTAGGAGTATAATCTTCTAAATATTAACAAATGGAAAGAGGCTACAGCGATGTAGCTTTTTTTTTGCTTAAAACTGTTTTTAAATAAAGCAACTAAATGAATTACATTAACACAACTACAGAGGAGGCTGTAAGCTTATTTCTTAATCTAAAGATAACTACTGAATTAGCAGTAGCTTCTACTTTAGTATGGACTATGACTAAAGACGGTAACGATGTAGTAGACGTAAATTTTAGTACACCTTCGGCTAATTATAACTTATTAGCTAATAACGGATATTCTCAGAGACTTTCTGCAGATTTCTATACTGATGGACTAACTTTAGAAAATAATGCTTTCTACGCTCTTAAAGCTACCTTAGATGGCGTAGTGGTTTACAGAGGTAAAGCTTACGCTACAGATGTAGACGCAAGTAGTGTCTCTATACACAATAATACTAAGTACGTTAAAAATAGTACTACGAATGAATATACAATTATAAACTAATATGATAAACTTAATTAATTTAAGTGGTTACGAAATGCCACAAGCTATAGAAGAGAAGCATAAAGACTATGTTTCTTACGGTGAAGATAATGACTATTATAGGTTTCTTATAAACAACTATTTACAGTCAGCTACTAATAATGCGTCTATTCGTTCTATCTCAGATTTAATCTATGGTAGAGGTTTAAGTATTGAAGGCTTAGAAGCTGATTCTGCAGAGGTTAAAGCTCTTAGAGAAGTAATAGGACACAGATGCCTTAAGAAGATTATACAAGAGCGTAAAATGCTAGGACAAGCTTCTATGCAGGTTATCTACAATAAGTCAGGTAACGACAGAAAAGTAGTTAAGATTAAACACTTTCCTATACATACTATTAGACCTGAGAAAATGAATGCTGATGGAGCTATAGAAAACTATTATTACCATCCAGATTGGGTAAATAAATCACCTAAAGATGTTCTTAAAAAGATACCAGCTTTTGGAACTTCTACAGAGAAGATAGAATTATTTGTTTTAAAACCTTATGTATCTGGTTACTCATATTTTAGTCCTGTAGACTATAGTGGAGCTTTACCTTATGCTGAGTTAGAAAACGAAATTAGCGACTACTTACTTAATGAGGCAAAGAACTCATTCTCAGGTACTAAGGTTATAAACTTTAATAACGGAGTCCCTGACACCAATCAAAGACAAGAGATTACTAGAGACGTTAAAGCAAAATTAACAGGTTCTAGAGGTCAGAAAGTTATAGTAGCTTTTAATGATAATGGAGACAACAAAGCAACGGTAGAAGATATTTCTTTAAATGATGCACCTTCTCATTATGAGTATTTAGCTAATGAAGCAATGCATAAAATTTTAGTAGGACATAGAGTAACTTCTCCTATGCTTTTAGGAATTAAAGAAGCTTCTGGATTTAGTTCTAATGCTGATGAGATTTTAGTAGCTTCTCAGATGTTTAATTCTACAGTTATTAGTACTTATCAAGATGAGATAATAGAAGGTATAGAAGAGATTTTAGAAGTTAATGGAGAGGTGTCAGAAATGTTCTTTATTACTAGTCAGCCAATTGAAGTAACTACAGAAGACCAAGACGTAGAAGATGCAGATGTAGTAGAAGACAATGAGGCAGTAAATAAAACTAAAGACGTATCTAAAGAAGATAAAAAAGATAATAAAAAAGAGCAGAATTTATCTGCAAATTTTAATCCAGAGGAGCAAGTAGAATGGCTAACATACCTCTCTAAAAAAGGCGAAACCATAAACGAAGACGAATGGTCTTTAGTAGACGCTAGAGTAGATGACAATGAAGAAGAGAGCGAAGATTGGGAAAAGATTTTAAACTCTCACGAGGTTAATTTATCTTCTCAAGCTCCTGCAGATAATAGAGCTAAAGACTCAGTACAAGATAATGATTTTGTAAAGGTAAGATATGCTTATGTTCAAGGCTCTCATAAACACGGTAAGAGTTCAGGAGGTAAGCAAAGAAACTTTTGTAGAGCTATGGAGTCAGCTAGTAGATTATACCGTAAAGAAGACATTATAAAAATGCAGTCTGACGGTGTTAATTCTGAATTAGGTCACAACAAACAAGCCTATAGTATTTGGAAGCACAAAGGCGGTGTTAATTGCTACCATAAGTTCGAAAGACGTATCTATGTTAAACGTAAAAAGAGCAACGGTGAAGCGTGGGGCGGTGGTGCTATGAATGGAGTTAAAAAGACTTCTGTAGCTCAGGCTATTAAAGAGACTAATTTTGACCCTAAGAGAAGTAAATGGAAAAACGATAAAAGAGTAGCAGAAGCTCAAATAGATAGAGGAGACAAAGGTCACCATCCGAGTTATGTAAAACCAACTAAAAAAAGAAAGTAAAATGAGTAAAGCGTTATTTATAAACAGAGAAGACTTAGTAAGGTTTACGCCTTTATCAGGTAATATTGATTTTGACAAAGTAATCCAATATGTCGAAATTGCACAAGATATCCACGTACACGAATTAATCGGTACTAATTTATACGAGAAACTGCAGTCAGACATCATAGGAGGCACTTTAAGCGGTTCTTACGCATCTTTGGTATCTACATATATAAAACCTATTTTAGCTCAATACAGCCTCTTAGAATACTTACCTTTCAGTCAGTACACTATTAATAACAAAGGAGTGTTTAAGCACACCTCTGAGAATAGCAATACACTTACTAGAGAAGATATGGAACAAATGACAGAAGCTACTAGAGATACAGCTCAGCATTACGCTAAGAGATTGATAGATTACTTTTGTGCTAATCCTACCTTGTTTCCTGAATATTTAACTAATAATAACGACGACATTAAACCTATAAAAAAATCTACCTTCGGAGGATGGGAACTATAATATATGAGCACTTTAACTAATACACAAATAAGAAATACTTACGATGCCTTATTGAAGTTAGCTGATAACGGAAACTTAACTACGGTATTAAAAGAAATTACAGACGGATTAGGTAATGTAACTCCTTTATCCATATCTCAGGTAGCTATTAAGTCTTCTGTAGACATAGAAGCTTCTGGATTTAAAACTCCTACAGGTACATCTTCTCAATTCTTAAAAGCAGATGGCTCTATAGATAGTAGTACTTATTTAACATCTTATATAGATACTAACACACAAAGAA